GACGGACGCCGTCCCGCAGATGCGCGACCAGGTGTCCGGCGTCACGGCGTAGGCCGCGCGCAGGATCTTGTGCAGCGTGTTCTCGAGCAGGACCGCGAAGTCCGACGCGGTCTGGTAGTTGCCGCTGCGGAACGCCATCGCGCGGCCCGCGATGTCCATGCGGTTCATGCCGCGGGTCGAGACGTTGTGGCGCTCGAGCGTGTCCTTCGCCAGGTCGAGCAGCGAGAGGCCGCGGAACTCGCCGGGGTTCGCCGTGGCGTCGGTCGAGCCTTCGTGCTTCGCGACCATCCGGGCGAAGCCGGACCGCTGCAGCAGCCAGATGCCGGCGCCGCGGATCCACTTGTCGCGCGCGTCCTCACCGAACGTCACGACGGTGTTCCGGGTCTCGGTCTGCTCTTCGGTCTCCGCCATCTTGGCGAAGATCGCGGCGCGCGCTTCGTCGAGCGTCTTGCCGCCGGCGATCAGCTCCTGCGCGAAGCTGTCCTCGAGCTTGGCGGTCCGTACCGCCGTGGTGATGCCCTGGACACGCGCACGCTCCGCGGCGATCGCCTCGGTGCGAACCGCGTCGAGGTTCGGCTGCTCCGCAGCGGGCTGCGGCTGGGTCTGGTTTTCCATTGCTGCTGACTCCTGAGCGTTGCGCGTGACAATCACGCACGGGTTGGTATCCGACTTGTCGCCGGTCCGCACGCGCGCGCCGGTGTCGGCGGGCATCGGGACCATGCTGATTTCGTAGGGCTCCCAGTCGATGGCCGTCCGCACCGGGATCGCGTCCTTCTTCGTGCTGTCCTCTTCGAACTTGTGGATGCGGTAGCCGACGCTGACGCTGCGGATGATCCCGTCGCGCACGTCCTGCCAGATCGGCTCGACGGTGTCGCGCTTCGAGAACCGCACCGTCGCGAGGCCCTTGCCCTTCTCGATGCGCGCGCTGCCCGGCACGACCGTGCCGAGGATGTCGCCGACCGACCAGGCGGAATGGGAATCGAGGAGAGGACCGCCGGCGTTGATCCGGTCGAGTCGCACGTGGGCGGCGTCCATCGACAGCACTTCGCGGTACCGCTTGCCGGACCAGTAGTCCATGCGGTCCACGGAGGCGCCCGTCGAGAAGATCAGCTCGACCGTGCGCGCCTCTTCGTTCACCGTACCGACTTCGGCGCGGACACACAGGGCGGGCAGATCGATCGTCGAGGGATTCACGCCATCAGAGTCGCAGACGACGAGCGCGCTCGCAGCCCGCAGAGATCGCGGATCCTTGTGTTTTGCGGGTATCTTGGCGTGCCCGGTGTCAGCGCTTTCGCAGCGTCGACGGGGCATTCGGCGCGAGTAGCCAGCCCTTACGATAGAGCGTGGACAAATGCTCTTGCACCGTCGAATGATGCAGCGAGAAGCGGCGCGCTAAGTACGTCGACGGGCACGGCTCGCCGATGAAGGCTTCGTACTCGCCAATCGCGGCGAGTATCGTTTGCTGGCGTTGCGTGAGAGGAGCGGGCGCCGACACTCGAACAGCGGGAGCGGAATCGCGCTCGCCACGATCGTGCTCGCCGTGGTGACACCGCTTGCAGAGCCACCTTACGTCGAGCGGCTGCCCGTAGTCGTCGTGATGCCCATGTAATTCCGACTTGTGCGTCGGTGTGCCACACGACGAACAGCACATCGGCTTTCTAATGTCGCCGGACTGAACGGACCGTTTGACGGCTCGGCGCGCTTCGCGCCGTTGAGCGCTCTCGCGCCACGTGAGCGGCTTGAATGTCGCGGTATCCTTGCGAGCAGCCATGCTGAGCCCCCTCCTACGGGGCTAGGCGTGGTGAGGGGCCGTCGAGCGCAACGATCGCTCGGCGGCTCCCGATGTCGGGCCCATTTTATTCGGTCAAGAGTGGCACCGCTGGGCCATTCGCTGTTCGCAACCAACCTTTTCTGTGCAGCACCGACAGGTGCTGCTGCACCGTTGAATGATGCACACGTAGACGCCGAGCCAGATAGCTCGCCGAGCACGGCTCGCCAGTCAGGCGGTAGTACTGGATCACGAGCTCAAGGATCACGCGCTGCTTCGTCGGCAGATCTGTCGCACGGCGCCCCGGGCTGTCGTCCCGCGCCACCGCTCGCCGATCCTCGCCGCTCCGGCGCTCGATGCCCTCGTACATCACGACGCGCCTCCCTCCGTGTTCACCGCCGCGTTGCCGGACTGCTGCTGCCCCTGCGCCGTGATCTTCCTGGGGTCGCTGTCGAGCACGACGCCGGCGGCGTCGAACTTCTGGTTCCAGGTCTTGATTTCCTCGAGCACGGCGTCGGGGTCGTAGCCGCGCTCTCGGACCATCTCCGGCCAGGTGATGGCGCCGATCCGGATGTTGCGCTGGTAGGCCAGGCCTTCCTTGTCGGGCTCGATCATCGGCATCGGGGGCGCCGTCCACTGCGCGCGGGGGTACGAGGGCTCGCCGAGGAACGCCGCCTCCATCGCCCAGTTCCAGACGGGATCGCAGAACTGCGGCACCAGCAGATGCCAGCGCCAGTCGTAGACGTTCTCGTAGTGCTCGACGCGCGCCATGCGCGCGCTCGAGAAGTTCACGTTCGAGTAGTCGCCCGTGTAGTCCTCGTACGACAAGCCGACGCCCTTCGCGTTCTTGCGATCCTGGCTGGTGACGTACCCGGCGTAGTCGCTGACCGACGGCGGCTGCACGACTTCGACGCTCTTGCCGAGCGGCGCGTTGAGGATGGCTCCCGGCTGCAGCGTATCGGTCGCAGGGCTCGCCGCGTCGTCGGCCGTGCCCAGGGGTGCGGCGGTGCCGTCGGCGTCGTACATGACGACGGCGAGACAGGCGGCGATCTTCTGCTTCATCAGCTGCGCGTCCTCGTACTCGTTGAGGTCCTTGGCCGGCAGCAGCAGCGCGGCCAGCCACGTCGCGTACCGCACTTGGCCGGCGCGATCGGTGGATTCGCCGATGTGCAGGATCTCGCTCGCCGGCACGCGGCGCGAACTGCCGATCAGTGCGGAGGTCACCGTCGAGATCGCGGAGCCCGGATGTTCCGGGAACAGCCAGTAGGCGACGCGTCGGCCGAGCGCATCGAACTCGACGCCCTGCACGATGCGGTGGCCGTTGACCAGGCCGATCGTCTTGGAGGTGTCGAGGAAGTCCGCCTCGAGGACCTGCAGCTGCAGCGGAATCGGCAATCCGTCTTCGACACGGCGGGTGCGGCGCCGCACGAGGACCTCGCCGTCGCGTGCGGTCGAGCGCATCACGAGCTTCTGCAGTCCATAGATATTGTTCCGCCCGTTGGCGTCGCACGCCGTCGTCTCCGCCCAGGCCTTCCAGAGCTCGACGGCACGAGCACTCAGGGGCATCGGCTTCGGGACGATGCCCCAGCCGACCGTGTGGTTCGCGATCGTGCGGAGCGCCTGGCGCACCAGGCGATCGTTCCGCGCGAGATCGCGCGCGGCGTAGCGTAGATACGCGAGCGTGCTGCCCTGGTGGATCGCGTTGGCGTCGCCGGCGGACCGGTTCCAGCCCTGCGTCCGTCGGCCGACGACCGCCCCTTCGTAGTGCCGCAGCAGCTGCGTCGTGGCGATCCGCGCGCGGGTGCGCGCGAGCTCGCGCTGCGGCGAGAGGAACCCGACCGCGCGATCGAGCCACGTAGGTTTCATGGCCATCGGTCAGACTCCCTTGGTGAACGCGGCGTAGCGCGTCCGGCTGGTGCTGACGTTCGTCGTCAGGTTGCGTTCCATGTAGGCGAGGAACTTCTTCGCCTCCTCGAGCGAGGCGAACGTCATCGACTGATCGCCGAACGTCACCTGCTGCGCGCCGCTGCGGTCGAGCAGCGCCGCCTTGAATGCATCGATCTGCGCTTGCGTATAGGTGATGGCCACTTACCTGTCTCCCTTCAACCAATTCGGGCGCGGCGGAATCCACCGGCCCTGCTGCGGCGCCTTCGCGGCCGCGAACCTGTCTGTCGTCGATGTCTGCTGCGTCGGTGCGGCTGGTCGCGGCGGCGCCGGCGGCGTGGTGACCGCGCGGCTGAGCGCGTCCCAGTCGCTGTCGCGGAACCGATCGAGCCCGTAGAGCGCGGCGGCCGCGCGGGCGTAAACGCGGCAATCGAGGTAGTGATTCTCCCGACCAGGAATGGGCTGCCACTCGAACCCCGTGCGAGTCTTCACGAGCTGCTCGCCGGTCAGCTGCTTGAAGTAGTCCTCACCGTGCTCGCGGAAGTGGCAGAAGCCGGGCGCGAGCGTCGCGCCCTCGGCCTGCTCTTCGCCCGTCGGCCGCCGCAGCCGCAGCCAGCCGTAGAGTTCGGTCTTCGCGAGGTCGCCGGCCACCGGCCACACCAGGCAGCCGCGCCGGATGCGTTTGCCGCTGACTTTGACGTCGACGGGCGTCGGGCTGCCGATGAGCGCGCGCCCGCCCGCCACGCCTTTCGTCGCGATGACGCGGTTCTTCGGATGCTGGCGCACCCAGCTGTAGACCGTCTGCGTCTGGTCGCCGGAGTCGACGGCGAGCATCGCGATCGACAGCTCGGCGCCGGATGCGGCGCGGTAGGTGCGCGTGAGAAAGTCGGTCAGGCGCAGCCACGGCGACGGCGCGTGCGGGCGGCCTCGCAGATCCGACGTATCCCCGGGGAGGATGCCGGCGTCGATCGACCACGACTGCTTGTCTCTGCCCCAGCCGACGACCTCGAACACGAGGCGATCGCGCTGCACGTCGACGCCGCAGGTGAGGAAGAGCACGCCCGCGGGGCACGTGCCCGGCGCGTAGTCCTCGCGGCGATCGTAGAGGCGCTCCCAGTCCGGCGCATCGCCGCGCTCCTGCCAGGTCTCGCCGAGTCCCGTGTTGACGAAGGTCTTCAGCTGCTCGACGCCGGCGGCATTCGCCGCGACGAACTCGGTGCACAGCTGTCCCCAGGTCGCGTTCGGGCTGAAGCTGTACGCGGCCCAGATATGAAAGGACGCGTGCCCGTGGAACGGCTCCGGCGCCGGGATCTCCGGGAACTGCGCATGAGGGCCTGGCCGCCATTCGCCGGCGTGCACCATGTCCCGCTGGTGCGCGTGGTCGATGGCCGAGCCGCACGCGACGCAGACGTACACCGCGAGCGCGGGACGCCCCTTCGGCCAGGAGAACTGCTTGAACTGCAGGACCTGCATGTGCCCGCAGTCCGGGCACGGCACGTAGTAGCGCCGCTGATCGCCCTCGAGGAAGAGCTGTTCGATGCGGCTGACGCCGGCGTCGGTGGGCGTGCTCCCCCAGACCAGTTTCCGATTCCAGAAGTATTCCGAACGCTTCGTCGCGAGCTTGATCGGGTCGCCTTCGTGGCCCGCGCTCGGCGGATAGCCGTCGACTTCGTCGCCCAGGATGATGCGTCGCGAGACGCGGCGGAAGTTGCCCGGACTCCGCGCGCCGGCGAGCTGCAGCAAGCCGCCGCGAAAGCGCTTGTGCAGCATCGAGTTCTTCAGCGTGAACGCGGCGAACTTCTCCCCGACCACGGAGCAGTCGCGGATCATCGGCTCGATCTCTTCCTTCGCGAACCCCTTCGCGTCGTCCTCGTCGGGCTGAATCACGAGGATCGCGCACGGGTCGTGGTCGACGTGGTAGCCGATCGCCGCGTTAATCATCTTCGTGTAGCCGATGCGCGCCGACTTGAGGAAGGTGATCTGCTCGACGCGCGGATCCGTGAACGCGTCCATCGGCTCGCGCTGATACGGCAGCGTGCGCCAGCGACCCGGCTCCGCGGCCGACTCCGCCGACAGATAGAACTTCTCGTCGGCCCAGGCGGACAGTGTCAGCCGCGGCGGCGGCCGCAGCGCGGTGCGCGCCTCAGCGACGACGGAACTCGCGGTCCTCATGACTCGGGATCCTCGGTGGCCAGCCCCTCGAGCGCCTCGCGGACGATCGCGTCGAGCGCGGCCAGGTCCGCGAGCATCAGGTGCGGGAGCTGCTGCTTCGCCTTACTCGGAACGCCGAGCAGCTTCGTGCGCACGGTCGAGAACGCGTCCGCCATCGCGGCCGCCATCTCGACCGCGTTCACGAGCTCGCCGGCGCGCTGCTTGTAATTCAGTTCCGCGAGCTCGGCGCGCCAGTGCTTCTCGCGCGCGGATGCGGTCGCCAGGTTCGTCGCGTCGGTGCCTTCGACCGGAGCGTCGGGGCTATAAATGGTTAATATCGGGTCGGTCGTGGCCGGCGCCTGAGCGGCCGCGCGCGCCTTCACCGCGTCCGGTGCCTTCGAGAGGTCCGTGGTTGCCGCCCACTCCCGGTCCGCGAGCGCCACGTCGGCAATCTTCGTGACGCCGTCGACCGTGGTCAGCGAGGCGGACAGCCGGCCGCGCGCGATCGCGCGGAGGACCGCCTGGTGCGACGCGCCGCGATGGCGCGCATACGCGCGGACGGACAGCGGCGTGTTCACGACGGCCTCTTACCAGCGGCGGCGCCGGGCGCAGGCTCGCGGTCAGATTCGCCAGCGTATTTGTCCGGCGCGCTGACAGTTGCCCCAGGGAATCTGTCCGCCTGGTGGTCCGCCTGGTCCGGGTGGTAACACTTAACCGGACCAACACCTAGCGGGTCTTTGGGCCGCGTCCACCCGCTTACGGGGCAACCCCCGAAAGAACCTACGCCACCCGGGGGGGTGGCCGGCCGCGCGAACGTGAGCG